CTTGAAGCCTGAATGATCACAGCCTGTGTGATTGGTTCAGGTACAGATGGCCACCCGTAAACAGCGGTGAGTTGCACCAATGCTTCCGATCCGAAGTTCGCGTTCAATGTCGGGAACAGATAGTCGCCGACTGCACGAATGCGTGTGTATGGAACGGTGAGTCCGTCCAAGATTCCGTTGACTGGTTCTAGTTGCCAATCGCTTGAAGTCCATGTGACATCAAAGTTGCCGTCTGCGAGTGTTGATGTTTTGAGTGTGATCGCTGTTCCTGAGATGTCATCAATCTCGCAAACAAACTCATCACCTGCCGTGAACACTCTTGTCGTCGCCGAGCCATACGCCCAGAACTGTCGGTTCGCATAACCATCAATGAGACGACTGGCAGCTCCGGCACAGTTGTCAATCAGTTCGTCATCTTGTGTGTCGGCTGTGCCGATACGAAGAGCAGCCTTGATCTGGTTGCGTGTCGCGTAGCCGTTTGTAATCATGGTGCTTCAATCCTACTTCAGAGTCTCAACGAGTGTACTCGGCAATGAACTTGTGCATCTCAACATCAGCCTCAATATGGGAATCCGATGAGATACGGTTCGGTCGAATATCGTTCACCAAAACTTGCACACCAGCAGGCTTGAACCATCGCGCACCATGCACATGACACTTCCACCAAAACGCCCAATCCGACCAATACACAGCAGGCCAACCACCAACCCGTTCCCAAATATCTTTCGTGAACCAAGACGTACCCATCACATGATTTGACATCGGATATGTAGCGAACCGTTCAGGTGCAGAAGGGTTCGCACCGCCATGCGACATGAACCGCAAAGTGTTCGCAACTACATCAAAACCGTCTTCAGGCAGGCAACTAAAAGCGTCAGGATATAGACGGTCATCCATTGCTAGCGGAGCAATCCACCCGTCAGCAACGGTCGCAATCGCAGCATTGATCATCGCATCACAAGTCCGAACCCGACACTCAACTAGCCGACACGGCAAATCCTTCACACCACAATCATCATCAGGATGATATGCAACAACCACATCATCAGCCGGTGGGTTCAACGCTTGTACCGAATCCCACCAACCTTGCACCTCACCTTTGTAGGTCGAACCCCACGCAAACCCGACAACCGTGATCACAACGCCTGAGTTTTTTCGATGAACACATCCAACTGCTCAGCCATCGTCGCAAAGTAATCAAGATACGCCTGAAATGATTTGCCGACCTCGGCTCGAGCCTGATCAAGTTTTGATACACAATCAACCGCACCAAATACTTTCATCGGACCAGAAGTCAACTGCCCAATATCCCAAGCGTTCTCACCTTGAATCAACACAACTGGACATCCACACAAAGTTGCCTCATGCACAATCGCCGTATACGGATCAAACGAAATCAGATACTCCGCCGACCGCATCTCATCGGCAAGATCTTTGCGTGACGCAGGCCAAGAATGCGTGATCAACTTCGCACCATCAGGCACATACCCTTCACGACCCTTACCAACCCAAACCAACACACCCGACCTTTCACCGTCACCAGGATGAAACAAATCAGGTTCCAGATAAGGCACATTCAACACAGGACTCTGATTGATGTTCGGATGCCAAACAAACTGCAAGCCATCTTTCTTCGCATGATTCAACAACCACCACACGACACGATCCGAACCCGAAGGATTACCTTCAACAATCTCAGGATAAACATGAATCGCATCGTCAGGAATCTCAAGACATTCAGGCACCGACCAAGGATTATCAACAAATGGCATATGGGTCATCTTCATCTCCGCTTGCAACCCACGGTCACGCAACAGTTTGCCGAGCAGATACAGCACCCGAATCCCGCCCGACACACGCCTATAGTCAGGCGACCAAATCACATACGGTTTCATCGCCGCCACACCCATGATGCAGGATGCTTGCCGTCACGGATCCACTTCGGCCAATCAGCCGAAATCTCAACCTCATGCAGAACACCACGATCCAAGAAAACTCCTTCTTTGAAACATCGAGCAATCGTCTCCTCGACATCGCCGACATTCAATTCTTGATGGCTGAATTGTTTGATTTTGTTGATGCAGCGTTCAGGTCCACCCATCCAACCCAAATGCCATCCGCCGTGTAAACGATAAAAGTTGTATCTCATTTGGCGTCGCATCACATCGGCTGTGCCGTTACGAAACCGCCAAGGACCACCAATACAAGTCAACTCCATCGGTGCTTCCCAATGGACACTGAACACCAGATGTCGCATCATCACACCATGCCAAGCATCAGAGAACGAACCGATCATCGAAGGCGACCAGATCTCGTCGGTATCGGCGACCGTGATCACATCATCATTTTGAATGCCTAACTTTTCGGCAACAGTAAAAATTTGATTCCGAGCCTCCGCCTCGCTATCCCACGCATTGGGATGAACAGTTGTCTCATAATCAACCCAATGAATCTTGTCCTGCCATTGCTCAAACTTCTCACGCGACTTGCGTTCCCTCGGAATACCCGTGAACGACTTGTCGCCTTCAATGATGATGAACTTGTCAACGTAATCGGCGAGTTCGTAAAGGCGGCATTCTAAGACGTCGTCTTCGCCGTTGTACAGGATGCCGTCAAAGACTTGCATCAATCCCAACTCAGGTCTAGACGCCTTTGCAAATCCCATTCGCCAGCATCAAGACGCACGTTCCGCAACCTGAACAGTTCAAGGTTTGATTCAAAACTTTTGCGATTCTTTTCAGCCAGCGACGGGTCGGAGTTGAGTGTTGATGAGTTGTCGTGGTAGACGATTGCGTTTGTTTTAATAATTTTCTTTTGCATCCGTGTCGCTCGACGCTCATAGTCGTTGTCTTCGAAATAGGCGGGATGGAATGCCTCACAGAACAAGCCGACATCTTTGACGACTTGTGAGCCGATCCATGCACAGCACCAACCTGGTTGACCTGCGAGATGTATCTCATCGGTGTGGCATCCGCGATAGAACTTTTGGAGTTCGTCGCGTTCAAAATAGGCGTCCGAGTTTAGAAGAATCCAACCTTGTGCGAATGGCGTCATTTTGATACCAAGATTCCAAGATGTCGCCACACCAAGATTGCTCGGCATGTTCAAGATGTATCGGTTCTCAATGTTCGAGTTTTTCGGCAATGACAAAAAATCCTTTTCGATTAGTCCGCCGTTGTCGATGATGATGAGATTCTCGACCGCGTAGTCGATTGATTTGATGCAGCGTTCAAGTAGGTCATATCGGTTGAGTACGGGTATGACTATGACCGGCACCATGCAGACAGCTCCTTCATTGCAGGCTTCCAATGCTCCTCAAAAACCTTGTCCGCTCCGTACCCTAGGGCATGGGTGATCGCGTCCTTAGACGGGCCTCTAGGCGCGTTATAAGCCGACTTGAGGGCATTGACGATGTCTGGCACGTTAGGTGTGAAGAACCATGACTTCTGTGCCGCATCCCACCAAGGCTGACCTTCGACTGTCCAGCCGTCACCGACCAGTTCAGGTTGGGCTGTGAAGTTTGAGACGATCACTCGACAGCCACAACTTTGGGCCTCAATGACGGGTATCCCGAACCCTTCTCCCATACTGCAAGCAAGAAGAACATCGGATGCTGTGTACATCGCAGCCATCACATTCTGAGGCATACCATGCCGATACGCATACTGATCAACAATTCGATACTTGTCATCACCGATACCGCAAGCACCCATCAACTCGACCAGATTGATACCAGACATCGCACCATTCGGTTCCGTATATAAATACAGCACAGCGTCAGGATGATCTTTAGCAAAGATAGAGAACGCAAGAATGTTCTCAGCCCAAGCCTTACGCGCAGGCTGCGAACCTTTATTCGTCGCAACCATCGACACCACAAATCTGTCTTCTTCCCAGCCCATGAACTCGCGACCAGTCATCTTCCGACCGTTCGCCAACGTCACCGATTCGGTTGGTTGAAACACAGGTTCGATTGCGTGAGGAACATAAAGATGATTCACACCGGCGATGTCAAGCATCCGCGAACCGAACTTTGACATCGCTATCGGTCGCACATTTTTGCGTGAACACCAAGCCAACACATCTGGCGGTGTCGGCTGATGATCAATCGGAACCCACGACGCGATGTTCTTCCAATCTTTCAACGACTCAGATTTCAACACCCACACATCAAACAAAGTCATCAACAACGTCGGTGTCGACAAATCCTGATTAGCCCATTCCATTGTGTGTGCGACAACGACATCGTCAGAGTATGTGAAGAGTCCTTGCGGATATATTTTGAATCCGTTCCATGTCGATGCCGAACCTGCTAGTCCGTACATCGCGTGGACTGCTACTTGGTGGCCTTCTTTCGCGAGCCTTTGGATGACTTGCGCGGTTTGCTGACCGTATCCTGTTGCTGCCCAAGGTGCGTTGCTATACCAGAGGACTCGGAGTCGGTCGGGATTGGTAGGTCTGACACTTCCAACAAGTGCGCTACGCCCGCTCGGAGCAAACGCTCCGCTAAATATCCCGGCATCTCCACCGGTCGTCCTTTTACTATTACCGTTTCCCACATGATCCTCCTAAGTTTAGTGCAGAAATGGAAAGTCCACGGCCAACCCTGCACGAAATGGCCGTGGACTTAATCCTAGTCACAGTCCTTGCGGACTGTCATGTTTTTACTTTGACAGAACTATTAAGCAGTTCCACCGATGAAGTATTTGACATGTGATGTTTGTGGCAAGTTGCCGTCAACACGCATCGTTGCGCGGAAGGTAACAAGACCAGCGTTGAATGCGTAGTCATCGCTTCGATCCAACTTGATGCCGCCAACTTGACGAACATAGTACGAAGGAAGGTGTCCGAAGATTACCGACTTCGCGCTAGTTGCTGCATCTGCCATTCCTGGGTTCTCGTATACCGGGTATCCGAGGAGCAAGTCTTGTGCATCAGCATTGAGTGCTGGTGAGAAGACGTAGTTGCCTGCGGTGTCCTTCAACGAACGCATTGCTGCGATTGACTTCGAGTTCATCTGGAAGCCTGAACCTGCAAGACGACGACCTGCTGTGTCTACCGAGTAGACGAGGCTGATCAAGTTGTCTGCTGTGAACGCGCCCGACACACCCGTTCCGCCAGTTACGCCGGCAGCTGCTGCTGTGACGATACCTTTTGGTTGGTTTGTGCCTGAACCAGTTGTCAACGCTGCGTTGACACGGAAGCCAAGTTCGTTGCCGACTTGATCTGCCAAGAATGACAAGATGTCGACACCGCTGTCTTCGATCAACTCTGTTGAGAGTTGAACAAGGAACGAGTACTTGTATGCACCAAGTGTGATGAACGAGTTGAACACTGGATCAGATTCAGCGATTGCTGTGCCTTCACCTGTGATTGCTGCCGTTGAATACTGGGCAAGTGATGGAATCTGAAGATTCTCACCCGATGCCGTGTTCAACACAGTTGATGTCTGGAGCATCGGACCAACGTGACGAGCAAGCATGATGACCTGATCGTAGAAAGATGTTGGAACTGGTGCGCCAGCAGATGTCTTTACAACATCACGCTTTTCAAACGAGTACGAACGAAGTTCGCCTTTTGCCATCGAGCGGATAACTTCTGCATCTGAACGAACACCGCGTGGTGCATCGGCGACTGGGCGAACCTGGTCTGCGATGTCACGAGTTGCTGCTTCAAGACGAAGTTCACGGGCCTCATCGGCGCGGAGCTTCTCAATTGTTGCTTGGCGATCCTCAAGTTCTTTGGTGATGCGCTCGTATGTTTGAGTCTCTTCTGCTGACAGGTCACGCTTCTCAGCGGCTGCAACATCAAGAATCTTCTTTGCGGCTTCCCACGCTGTAG